CATCTAAAGGTGGTTACGCAGACTACTCTACTTCAAAGTGGAGCCGTCGTGAGCGTCCATTGACAGACGTTGAAGCAACTGCTGTTCAAACACACGGTTTGTTCAACTTGCAAGACTTCTTGCCAAAGAAGCCAGGCGATGTTGAGTTGCGTGTTATCAAAGAGATGTTTGAAGCATCTGTTAACGGTGAACCGTTTGACAAAGAAGCATGGGGTCAATACTTCCGTCCAGCAGGTATGGGCCAAGTAACTGGCGATCCTAACAAAGGTTCATCAGCACCAGCGGCTGCTCCAGCAGACGATCACGTAGATCCAGACGAAGCACCAGTTCGCAGTGCTCCAGCAGTTCGCCCAGCGGCCACTGCATCGGCAGCACCAGCAGGTGGTAGTGGACGTGCGGAAGACATCCTTGCGATGATCCGTAACCGTCAAAAGTCTTAATCAAGACTGAAGGTGACTTCGGTCCCCTTCACTAACTACAAACACAAGGAGAACGTATGGCTACGAAAGCATTTGACCTTTCGAAATTCAGAAAGACTCTGACAAAAAGTATTGATGGACTTGGTGTCGGTTTTAATGATCCAACAGACTGGATCAGTACAGGCAATTATGCCTTAAACTATCTAATCAGCAGTGACTTTAACAAAGGTGTTCCACTAGGTAAAGTTACTGTACTTGCAGGCGAATCAGGCGCTGGCAAGAGTTATATCTGTTCTGGTAACCTTATTAAGGCTGCTCAAGAACAAGGTATCTATGTTGTCTTGATTGACAGCGAAAACGCTCTAGACGAAGCATGGTTACATGCCCTTGGTGTTGATACTAGCGAAGAAAAGTTGTTGAAACTTAATATGGCTATGATTGACGATGTGGCTAAAACTATCAGTGAGTTCATGAAAGAATACAAAGTAATGGATGAAGCAACTCGTCCTAAAGTATTGTTTGTTATTGACTCGTTGGGTATGTTGTTAACGCCAACAGACGTTAATCAGTTCGAGGCAGGTGAAATGAAAGGTGACATGGGCCGTAAGCCTAAAGCACTTACAAGTCTTGTTCGTAACTGTGTAAACATGTTTGGTAGTTACAATGTTGGATTGGTTTGTACTAATCACACATACGCAAGTCAAGACATGTTTGATCCAGACGACAAGATCTCAGGCGGACAAGGTTTCATCTACGCTAGTTCGATTGTTATTGCTATGCGTAAATTGAAGTTGAAAACTGACGCAGATGGTAATAAGACTACAACAGTTAACGGTATCCGTGCCGCTTGTAAGATTATGAAAACTCGTTACGCAAAGCCGTTTGAGTCGGTACAAGTTGAAATCCCATACGAAACCGGTATGAGTCCATACAGTGGTATGGTAGATTTGTGCGAAGCAAAGAGTATCTTGCTAAAAGACGGTAACAGACTTAAATACGTGGCATTAGATGGCACAGAATTAAAGATGTATCGTAAGGAATGGGAACGCAACGAAGAAGGTGGTCTGGATAGGATCATGTTGGAGTTTGCAGAAACCGTTGCTAAGAAGGGTGAGAAATCTGCCGCTACTGTTGATATGGAAACTGGAGAGATCCTGCAAAATGACTGAAGATAATATCATTGATATTTGGACGGGCCTAAAAGAGTTCTTTGACAAAAAGGCTATTGAAACTATTGCCAGTAAGTACGTTGATGTACTTGCTGACAACGGTGTACAAGATCACGTATTCAAAGCCGCTATTGGCGGTGATGAAGACTTAGATGCTGCCATTGAGTATTACCTTGATGACACAGACCTTGATGACGAAGAACCAGATTACGGCGCAGACGATTACGATTACGACGAAGAATAATAATGGGCTGGTATACTGAAGTTAGTCGCGATATTTCAAAGATCCCTGATGCGGTACTATACTTTGAAAATGAGTTAGAAGAGGCACGCCAAGATGCTCGCCTCAGCGGAAATTTGGAAAAAGCGGCGGCAGCAATGCCCGGTATCGTTGAACACAGATTCGGACAACTACAAGAAATTGAAGCCATACTTGAATACTTAAACATCGAATTGCGAAGACTTAAGAGTGGATTTTTTAGAAAATATCTAGAAAGTTATGCTCGTGCTCTTAGCAGTAGAGATTGTGAAAAGTTTACAGATGGTGAAAGCGATGTAGTTGATATGGAAAAGATTATCAACGAGTTTGCTCTGTTGAGAAACAAGTGGCTTGGTATTACTAAGGCGCTCGATCAGAAGCAATGGCAAATTACTAACATTACTAAACTACGTGTAGCCGGAATGGAAGACGCAAGAATTTAATCACGCATACCTGGAAAGACTGTGCGCTTGAATTGTTGATTGTCTTTATCAATCGTTTCAAATAGTTTTAAATCGAGCCCTAGTTGTTTCGTAAGAGCATCTAGGGCTTTTGTGTCTTTGGGCAAACACATGCCGCCATAGCCACGTAAATCTTCATTTACATCCATATAATCTGGACTGGCTGTTTTTCTTAACAAATAAGTGTCTTTTATCTTAGTGTAGTCTAGATCCATTGATTTACAAATCTCGTACATATTGTTGGAAAAAACCACTCGTACGGCGTTAAAAACGTTAGAAAAATACTTCAAAACCTCGGCTTCTGTCGAATTCAGCATCGATGTGTACTTGGGTAGCATTCCGTGACTTTTTACCACTATTTCGTATATTTGCGGGTCATCTGTGCCAACTGCTAATAATTCGTGGTTATTAACGAAATCTTCAACGGCACATCGCTCTCTTAAAAATTCTGGCACAAAGCAAATGCGTAACTGGTATTTGTCTATTAATTTTTGAGTAGTACCTGGAGCACTAGTTGACTTAAGGGCAACTACTCCTTTGTATTCTAATCTAGTTAATTCGGCAACAGTTTCTTCTACAGCATCGATATTACAAGACCCGTCAGTATTTTCTGGAGTAGGTACGCAAACATATACAATGTCGGTATCCAGCACATCCTGTATACTAGTATTCATTTTGATGTCGTGAACATTAACAGTGTGCCCAATTAATTCAAAGCCGTGTTTACAAGCACTACCTACAACACCTAAACCAATAATTCCTATTTTCATAGACTATCCAAAGTTACTTGTATACCTTGCTCAAGATCAACTTCTGCTTTAAAATCAATTAGACTGTGCAACTTAGTTACATCGGCTTGTCGTCTACTAACACTGCCTTCAGGAGCAGACTCTAATATTAAATCGCCTTCAATCTTTGCATGATTTAAAATTAACTCAGCAACTTCTTTAATAGTGCGCTCGTCATTAACACCTATATTGATAGTTTGATTCTTGCAAGCATCACTGTTCATAACAGCAATAGTTGCTCTGATAGCATCTGTAATAAACATAAAACTTCTAGTATTATCCCAACCCTTTAAAGTTAAATCACCTTGCTTGGCTCGTTGATAAAACTCTTGTATAAAATGATCTTGTTGACCAGGACCGTAAATATTATGATATCTAATTGTGGTAAAGTCTTGACCAAACTGCTGATGTGCGGCTTGCACTTGTAATTCATTTAATATTTTACTGCCGCCATAACTCCACCGAGGATTGGTAACATCGCTTACTGTGAGTGGCACAGTTTCTTCTGTTGGCACTGCCCAACCAAACTTATCAACTGTTCCTGCGTAACTTTCACAACTGCCGCTAAAGATAAATCGTTCTACTTTGCCTGCATATCTATCTAACAAATATTGTGTAGACATCACGTTATCTCTAATAACGTCGTAAGGTTGCTGATAAAAATACTTTGTACCATTAAAGGCTGCTAAGTGTATAACTATGTCCGCATCTGGAAAGTTTTTGCACCCTTTGGTTAAATCTGGACCATTCTTGCGATCGGCCTCTAATACATCATACCCTAGCGCATCTAACGCATAACACAAATGCGATCCGATAAATCCTTCACTGCCCGTAACTAATATTGTCTTCATGGTAATATTTAGTGGCTAAATATGAGCACTTAACTAACATTCGAACATGAAAAAAATTGTACTAATCACTGGCGGTTTTGATCCGCTACATTCTGGACACGTTGCGTACATCAAGGCAGCAAAAGCATTAGGCGATATCTTAGTAGTTGGAATTAATTCTGATGCTTGGTTAACTCGCAAGAAAGGTGCACCATTTATGCCTTTCAAAGAACGTGCCGCAGTTATCCGTGCTATTAGTGGTGTTAACTTTGTAATTGATTTTGACGATACCGATAACAGTGCCAAACATGCCATATGGATGGTGAGACAAAGTTACCCAACAGATAAAATTATTTTTTGTAACGGTGGCGATAGGACGCAAGAAAACATTCCCGAAATGGCTACAGACGATACAAATATCGAATTTGTATTTGGAGTAGGTGGCGAGAATAAAGCCAATAGTAGCAGTTGGATTCTACAAGAATGGAAAGCACCTAAGACTATTCGCCCGTGGGGTTACTACCGTGTATTACATGAAGTGCCTGGTATGAAAGTAAAAGAATTAACTATAGACCCAGATGGTGCTTTAAGTATGCAACGCCACACAGGCCGTTCAGAATTTTGGATGATTAGTGAAGGCAGTTGTATTGTTCACAGTCAAATGCCCAACGGATATACACTACCTAGCAAAACATTAAACAAACACGACGAGTTTAAAGTGCCGCAAGGCGAGTGGCATCAACTAGTTAATCCATTTACAGAGCCATGCAAGATTGTTGAAATTCAATATGGCTCTCAGTGTACCGAAGAGGACATTGAGCGAAAATGAAAGTATTTGTAGGTTATGATGCTAGGGAAGATATAGCATATAAGGTATGCGAATACAGTATTAAAAAACATCAACCCAATGCTGAAGTGATTCCGTTAGTGCAAGACCATTTACGAGCACTGGGCTTGTACTGGCGAGAGAAAGACGCAATGGCTAGTACAGATTTTTCTCTTACTCGCTTTCTAGTACCAGCACTTATGAATTATCAAGGGTGGGCAGTGTTCGTTGACTGCGACTTTGTGTGGACTGATGATATTCAAAAGTTATTCAATCTAAGAGATGATAGTAAAGCAGTAATGGTAGTTAAACACGATTACACTCCTGCCGAAGGTATGAAGATGGATGGTAAGCAACAGCACATCTATCCTCGTAAAAACTGGAGTAGCATGATACTGTGGAACTGCGCTCACCCTAGTAATAAGTATCTAGTACCCGAAGCAGTTAATGCAGAAACTCCTCAATTTCTTCATAGATTTCAATGGATTAGAGATCATTACATTGGAGAAATAGGTAAAGAGTGGAACTGGTTAGTTAACTGGTACACCGAGTCTGAGACAGAAAAACCCATTGCAATACATTACACAGAAGGTGGACCGTGGTTTGAAAATTATAAGAATTGCGAGTACGCAGATGTGTGGAACAAGTACAAGGAAGAAATGAATGCCAAAAAGTTCTAAAGAAGGCAAAGATATTATACTACAGTGGGTTAAGGAACTCCCGTTAGAAACAGTATTAGATATAGGTGCAGGAAGTGGTACTTATAAAAAGATGTTTTTGAAAAATAAAATTCATCCAACCTCGGTGTGGACTGCTATTGAAGCGTGGGAGCCATACATTGCAGAATTTAATTTGCTAAGTTTATATAACAGGGTTGTAAATGTAGATGCAAGAGAATGCAACTTTAAAACACTAGGAAACTTTGACATTACATTTATGGGCGATGTATTAGAACATATTACTAAGGAAGAAGCAATAGTATTAGTGGATTCCGTCATGTCTGTATCAAAATATGCAGTTATTAGTATTCCTATAATTCACTGGCCGCAAGGCGAAAGTCACGGAAATCCGTTTGAAGTTCATGTTAAAGACGATTGGTCGGATACCGAAGTTAAAAGTGCATTTTCAAAATATATTACTAAATCATCAGCAGGCGAATCAATCGGCGTGTATTGGCTAGAATCAAAATGAAAGCATTTGTTATTAATCTAAGTACTATCGAGAGTTCGAGTAATTCTGCAAAAGCAGTTCTAGAAAAACTAACCGAGTACGGCTTTGATGCAGAATTATTTGAAGGTACTTACGGAGACGAAGGTGTAAGTCTTTTTAAAAATGATAAACGCAGACTAGCAGACTACGGAATTAAAACAGAAGAAATTCCTATAGACGTATTTAAATCTAGATATCCTACCTCCGAGGTACCTAGTAGTGCTGTAGGACTAGTTGTTAGGAAACCCCTTAATGGTGATCCTAAATTTCAAAAAATACTGAGACCCGGTGTCATTGGGTGTTTCTACAGTCATTATAGATTGTGGCAAAAATGTATAGAATTAAATGAACCTATTTTTATTTTTGAAGACGATGTCCTATTTGAAAGAGGATATATTCCAGTAGAATGGCAAGATGTTATATTGCTATGCACCGGTAAGCAGTCTTATAAAGAACCGTTCTTTGAAGGAAAGTTATTCAACCCTCGGGGTCGTCCTTGCACACATCGACTTCCTAATACATCTATGCCTGGTGCAGTTGGCTATGGCATTACTCCGCAAGGTGCTACTAAATTAGTAGAATACTATAAAACACAGATGCTACCTGCTGACACTGCTATGAATCAATTTGTAGTAAAACTAGAATGTCATAGTCATTTAATGGGCAGAGCCGCTGTGGATGTCGATGGAAAAGAATCATTAACAAGATCAAAGCGTTGGGGCGATTTTAAATGAGAGTTGGCATATTTTACAACTCTATTAGCAACCCTGCTAAGTTTTCTAACAAAGTTATGCTAATGGATAACTTTGCAGAAGGTGTGCGAGTCAATGATGATATAGTAGTTGACTTTAGAGATAATAAGTTACCTGACACGCACTTGGATGCTGGTTTTGTTTTAGGATATACGCTTGAGGATAATTTTAGAAAAAAGATTATCACACAATTAGCATCAAAGAAAGTTCCAGCAATATTTGTAGATAGTAATATTTTACATTATGCTAGACCTGAACATGAATGGCATAGATACAGTCTTAATTCAGTATATCCAGACACTGGCACATACTTCTTTAAAGATTACGACGAACATAAGTGGAATCAGTTTAGCAAATGGCACGGCGTTGAACTGAAGCCTTGGAGAACTACTGGTAAACATATACTAGTGTTGGCCCAGCGTCCTAAAGGGTTTAATATGTTCACTGACCAGGACGAATGGTTAGCAAATACCATTGCTACTATTAGAAAACATACACAACGACCTATCATGGTTCGTATGCAC